GCAAGGCTTATAAAGCTTATAATTGATTGATTACTAATTTGTTGAATTGTTGATGTGTATATCGGGGCTGGCGTTTGAACCAGCCCTTTTTTATTTAAAAGATTACCCCTTGCGTTTTCGCATAATCCACGACCGCCCTTGCATGAGACAAAGCCAACGTATTTTGAAAAACTGGGTCAAACATCATTAAAGCATCGTGGTAATTGGTAAAGAAGCCGTTTTCGCTGAGTACCGCTGGCATATTTGTTTGGGTAATAACAAAGAAACTTTCTTCTTTATCTTTGTCCCCGTCCGTGGTATCCATGCGATACACCCATTTGGGAAAAGCCTCCTGAACCTCGTTAAAAAGAAATTCCGCGTAAATGTCAGACCTTGTTTTGCCCTTGCTGGTGAACACCTCAAAGCCCCTTGCATTGGGCGACGTTGCCGCGTTGCCATGAATGCTGAGGTATAACGAAGCTTCGTAATTCTGGGCGTTGATATTTGCTTTTGCGACGCGCTTTGTCAATGATACGTCTAAGACAGGATCGTAAACGCGAACCACGGAAAACCCCCAGTCAATCAAATACTGCTCAATCTTTGCCGCAACTTCTCGGTTGAACACGCCTTCAAAGAACCACCCGTAGCCGTGGAACTTTGCGTTGTTATGCTGAGCGCACTTTGAAGGATACGTCGTATAATTGTAAGGTAATTTTTTCTTTGCGTCAATGCCTCCATGACCTGCGTCGAGGAATACACAAAATTTAGATGCTTTCATATTTTGATATTTTTAAGGGCGATGCAAGTCAATGCACCGCCCTGTAAGCCGCATAAGGTAGCGAATCGTCTGCGCCTATAACTTGAATCCAATGAGTGCAAAAGCCGCACTAATCAAACCTAACTTTGATGGCAATTTTACCTCAATTTCCTTTCCTGCGCACTCTCTTGATGTCTCCTTGATTTTATCCCAAATGATTTGCGCAAGTTGGATATATTCCCTCCATGTGAATTTAACCTTATTGCCCTCAAGATGAACATTGATTTCCGAAGCTAACTCCGCAAAATTCATTGAGTAACAAGCCACGTCACCCATCGGTGACTTTATTCCATCTGCGTTTTTTAACGCTTCTTTTAAATTAGTCTGCATATTATTTGTTTTAACGATTAAAAAAACGTGTTATTAAAACGCCAAGATTTACGCCTGTAATGCGTTTTGTATTTTCCGAAATAGAATATAACTCAACCGTCGCAATTAAAAACGCTGCCATGTAGGTAATGTTGAACGGAAGGCTAAAAGTATTTCTTGCACCCTCGAAAATAAGGATACCACAAAAATAAACGACTATCTTTTCCATTGTCCGGTAAAGCCCTTTGCTATTTATCTTTTGCCCTTCTTTCCTTGCTGCCAGGATCCCAGTTGCCATGTCAGCAAAAACGACGAAAACCGTGAAAATCAAGAATCCTTTAATCGGTATGAAGAAGGAAAATATCCAGCCACAACAAATCGCATAAGTTATTTTCTCCCATCCAAGGTGCAAAAAGTTGATTAAGGTTGCTTTCATCGCGTTGGTTTTAATTGCCTAATCCAAACTTTGCCATCCTGTGAAATATACCTATTTTTTGCATCCTCCCAATACAAATCAAGGAATTGTCCCAATACTGGATAACTTAATAATCTTATGGCATATTTTGAGAATACAATAGCATTCTTAGCAGTTGAACCTTCGACAATGTACCTAAATGCACTTGTATTTTTATTGTAATTAAAGTCAACGGCTGCCGTTGTTCCAAGCGACGTTATCTGCCATTTGTTATCTGTGTAAAATTCCTCATTGTTTTTTAAAATAGTATCGAGCGGATTTTTTCCAGTCATTTCTTGAATATTATTATTCTCCCTTATGGCTGCTGTTATTTTCCTGCCGAAGTCATAATAAGCCACAACCTTGTCTGCAAAGTTATTTGCATTACTTTCAAAACTTGACAAAGCACCATAATAAAGCTGACTTGTATCCCCAATTATTGAGGCTTTTTCGTAATATCCACCGTTCGCATAATCGGCACGGTAAATAAGGTAATAAACATTGTCAATGATTTTGACGTAGGATGTGTCAAAAGTAATCGTCTGGCTTTGAAGCTGAGACGCAAATAATAAGAAGAAAAATATTTTTTTCATATTTATGTTTTTAGTTTTTAATTTCCGCTTCTTTGCATAATTATCCAATTTGTACCATCACTAACAAGCGTTACTGCCTTATTATTTGTTGGATTTAATATCGCTGTACCTGCACTGCCAGTAGGAGGCGATGTAAACGGAATCACATTTGAAGAAAATGACACTATTTGTCCTGTACCTGTTTGGCGAATATGTAACTCTTTGCCTGGATACGTTGGTGCATCTGGAAGCGTTATTGTTGTTAAAACACTCGTATTTACATCCTGCCATGTAGTATTAACACTAATTGTAAATGATGAAGTGGTAGAGTATGCATAATTTCGCTCTAACCAATTAGTTTTAACACGCCCGCCAAATGTACCTGCAGAATTAACGTTTAATTCCCCATTTACGTCGAGCGTTTTTGTTGGTGAAGCTGTGCCAATACCTACACGATCCGTCGACGCATCCACGAAAACCATGTTTGCGTTTCCGTCGCTTTCCACGCGGAAGTCTGTATCTTGTGAATCTTCATTTATTACTAATATATTATTAGTTAACTCCATTTTATTAAATTCATCGGTTCTTAATATAATAGTTGCCAAACCACTATATAAATTTATAGAAGTATATTTTGTTCCAGCATCATTTAATCCTTGAAATCTTATTTGTCTATTTAATGAACTTGACCCTGTTATTTCACTATAATAACCTCCATTGTCAAAGTTTTGACTTAAATAATTTGTAGCTCCTCCTAATTTAAATAATCCATTTACATTTAAACCAGTAAACGTTCCCGTTGTCCCTGTTAACCCTCCCGTTAATGTCCCACCTGTCAATGGCAAAAATGTGTTTGATGTAACACCCAAGCTTGAACCAGTTAATGACAATGTACTTCCCAACGTCACCTGCCCCAAGTCACCGTCAGAATCTGCACCGACAAGGCGCGTTGGTGTATCGGTTGTTAAGTCCGTTATTCTCACTTCGCCCGCCACCTCAAGGTCACGGTTTGGCGCATTTGTTTTTATGCCAGCTTTTGACAAGGCTGCAATCGTTGTTCCCGTGCCACTTGCACCTGTTGCAAAGTAAACGTTTTTTATTACAACTTGATTTGAGCCTGATGGGTCGGGAAGGTCAATGCCATTTCCAATGGCGACATTTCCAGCCGCTGCAAACTCAATGTTATCACCTGCATTTGTTCCAATGGCGATGTTATTTGAGCCTGTTAAGGTGTCTCCAACCGTTGTGTTATACATGGCTGCATTGCCAATGGCAATATTTGAGCTACCTGTTGTGTTTGAACGACCTGTACTTATACCAAAGAAATTATTGTTACCACCTGTTGTGTTTGAAAAACCTGAATTTGTACCAAAGAAATTATTGCTGCCACCTGTTGTGTTTGCAACTCCTGAATTTGTACCAAAGAAATTATTGTCACCACCTGTTAAATTTGAACGACCTGAAGCAGATCCAAAGAAATTATTTGCAGAACCTGTCGTATTAGCAAGTCCAGCTAATTCTCCAAAAAAATTATTATAAGATCCGATAATATTATTTCTTCCAGCCTGTGTTCCAAAAAAACTATTTCCTATACCACTTGTATTAAATTGACCTGCTAATTGACCATAAAAATTATTGTTAACACCCGTAGTGTTATTTTGACCTGTATTGCTTCCAAAAAAATTGTTATTTGTTCCAGTTGTTCTTGCACCACCACCGCCAAAAGCAAGTGTCGTGCTATTTGGCATTCTTAAAGAGTTGTACAAAGTTGCCGCCCCATCGTCTTGTCCTGCAAGTAAGACAGGTGCTGAACCAGTAATTTGCATAATTCTTACATTGTCGAGATTACCTGTAAATGATGAAGTGGTAAATCTAAAGCCGCCTGTTGATGCCGTCGGCAAGGTAAGAACTGCATAACCCGTAACATTATACCTTGGTAAAACAATAGCTGATCCATTGCCTAATGTTACTGAAAGTGTTCCACCAGTATAACCTGTTAAAGTATATGTTATTTCATAAGCATTGCCACTTGTAACTGTCAATGAAGGCGTATAAGTTAAGTCGCCCGTTGCTGCCGTTGCTACCGCTTGTGTTCCATTAAATGTCCAACCCGCGCCCCTTGTCCAATTTGTCGTATCAGCTGCAAAAGTTTGTGTTGTAACAAAGGTGTCTCTAACAGGCTCTTGACTATTTTTGATAATCAAGTTTGCTCCTGATGTCGATGTCGTGTTTATACCCAAATTTCCTGTAACATTTAATGTTGAACCAAGAGTTGTTGCGCCTGTTATATTTGCCGTGCCACTAACGTCTAATGCGAAAGCTGGCGTAGATTGATTTATTCCTAATTTTTCTAAAACCGTTAATCTTCCATTTACAGTTGGTGGTGCATCATAACCAATACCTACGCCATTGCCTAAAACCATATTAGGGTTTCGCATAATACCGCCAAGACTACCAGTTGCTTGAGTTGTTCCATAAAATTCTAAATGACCAGAATTCCAATTATTGTCTGGCAAATTATCAGGAAAACTACTATTACCAGTTCCTGTCTTTTTTCCTAAAATTGCTGCGTATGCTGAATAATATTGACCTGAATTAGATAATGAACTAAATGTTATGGCTGGTGTATATGTTCCAATTGCAGTATCTTGAGAATTAAGCGTTATGCCTGTTTTTTTTCTATCGTTGCTTTTTGATAATATTGATAAAATTGGATAACCTGAATTACTTAATGTGTCATTAAAATACCAGCCCCCACTTGTATTGGCATTAAAAAAAGATGTAATAAATCCTGATGGTGCAATCCAAGTTTGATTTTGTGATAATGTATTTGTTAATCTATGTGTATTATTTCCAGCATCTAAAGCAACGTAATTAGTTGTAGATAAAATACTTGAAGTTGACACAGTTGTTCCATTATCCTGTATAGTTGAATTACCTATTGTGCTACCTGTAGTTGTAAATTTAGGTAAAAAGTTATTTGTTCCCGTGCCAGTAACTGGGTTGGTTAAAATGTTTTGCTTTGCCGCAAATCTGGATGTTAAATTTAATAATGATGTGTCAGCATCCATAAAATAAGGAGTAAGCATGGAAGCAGTATCACTTAAATTTAATTTTGTCGCAAATCTGGAAGTAAGATTTAAAGAAGAAGTATCAGCATCTCTGAAGTAAGGTAATAACATCGAAGCCGTATCACTTACCAAAAGTGCTGTTGTTGTATCGCGCCATAATCCAGCAGAATAATACAAAGAAGCCTTTTCCACTGGTGATAAAATACCAACATCATGAAGCTCGTTTAATCTATAGCCCGATGCTACTCTTATCGCTATTGTTCCGTTGTTTGAAGATGAATTGACACAAAAGCCAATAGGCATATCAATGTTAGGCGCAATGGGTTCAACATCTGTCCAAACACCTGCCACCGTTGGCGATGGGTAAAGGATTGCACCAGCCGCAAAGGTATCAGTATTAACTTGTCGTATTTTTCCAAATGAAATAACATAACCATCTTCACCATCGGTTAAATCATGTGCCGTTATTCCAAGTAAATATTTCGCATCTATTAAGCCGTTGGCAATAAACTTATCAACGGTTATTCTCCCACTTGCGCCCACCGTGCCATTTGCATATACAAGGCTACCTTTTGTTATGGTTGATCCTGTTTGATTCTTAACAAGCCAAAAGTTTTTAAATCCAATTTCATTGGGTACATTGTCATTCAATCCAAGTACCACCGTTGCCAAATCGGAATCCCAACGCATTTTAGCCGTATCCACGTTATTCGTAGGAACATTCACATTGAAAAACAATGAATCAACGGGTTGAGTAAAAGCCGCACCGCCTACCAAGTTCCAAACATTGGATGTAAAATCAAACGTATAAAATTTAAGGTTAATCGTATCAAGAATAACCCATGCGTTTTGGTTGTTTATCGGTTGAATGGAAGCCGTGTCGGAAATTGAACCACGCCAAACCAAGCCGTCGCCCGTGGTCTGGAAACCTAATCTTTGTTTGTTGCCAGTGTTTGGGAATTGGGCGAAAAGGTTGAGGGAAAGGA